AGTCTTGGGGGCGGTCTTCTTGTCGGCGGGCATCTTGTTTGCCTTAACGGAGGAAGCAGAAGAGGACATTTTTAACGCGTTGATATACTTCTTACCTCCCGCGGTCATGTAAACCGCTTGCGTTTGGTCGACCTGCGAAGTTTCTAGACGCCCATCAGGAATTTCGGACACTCGCGATTCGTGTACTTGACGATCCCTCGGGCGACCTTGTCTTCGAGATAGTAGGTGCGGTAGGCCTGAACGGCATCGGGGTGCTTGTACGCATCGGGCATGGCTTGGCGAAAGGGGGTGGCCTCGCAATCTGGAAGGGCGGGAAGTGTTGATTTGAGCCAGACAAGATGGGGCTCGGTCTTGTGGGTCTTGTGGGCGCCATAGCGGTGGCGGTATTCGGCGCAGAGGGCCAGCCCAAGCTCGACCAACCAGAGATAGTTGGCGCGACTCTCGCGCACCCAGATGGCACACGGGTGGTTCGCATGGGTCTTCTTATACGCTCCTGAGGGAAGGTCTGGAGTCCCCAGGACGTGGTGTGCGCTGTACAACAGCTGGGCAGTTTCCAGGATCATCTTCACGACGTGTTTGTCGCAGTGAAGGCGAGCCGCGAGGTGCGGGCACCGAGAGAGAACGAAGATATTCATTTGGGGCACGATCCTCCTGGGAGTCCCGAACCAATCCGTTTTTAGAGACGATAGAGGGCAGACAGGAGACAGAACGCGAGGGGAAACGGAGCCTGGGCGTGACAGAGAATCGCCATCAGGGCATAGGAGCACTGGAGGGCGACATGATCGGGGGACAACGACCATGCTGTCATGAGGCATCGATGAATCAGCGCGCCCGCATGGAGATTGCCCGGCAGGGTTGCAGCGATGTCATCGCGCAAAAACCGAAACATGCGAACATAGTCATGCGTCCCGAGATGGAGAAAGGGCTCGACGAGCAGAGGGCCAAACCCACAATCGGAGACGGCTTGACTGATGATCGTCCATCGCATTGTCAGTCGCTCTGTGACGTCCCGCGGATCCAATGGGACGAGCTCTCGATGCCGTCGGCGATAGGACCACAGTTTCCGCAACCGGGTTCGCGTGTCAGCGGACAAGGGAACCTTGGTATAGGGATTTGCAGGCTCGATCGAACGCTGGGCCCATTTCCAGAGTGTTCCAAAATCGAACCACCAGATCTTCCCATTCTCCTCGAAGGCGAAATAGTCCAGAGGGTACTGGCGATCGGAGGTCTCGCAGGTCACCAAGTCATCGTCGTTCGAGAGACCCGCTCGACGGAGAACGCCCGGTCCTCCCAATCGAAGCCGGCGCCGAAGCAGGAGGCCTCGGACCCACGCTTGAACTCGAGTCGCAGCTCCTACCTTGTCTTGATTCACGACGGCCCAGAGCGTGACCGATTTCGTTCTCGCATGCACCCCGCAGAGGGTATGCCCGTTGAGGGCTTTTAAGGGGCACTGATCCAAACTCCCCCGTTTCCGCACCGACGCGCACGATGGCATCTCTTATCAATTCAGAAACATGCTCTGAAAACGGATCGGGGGTTTTGCGGGGGAAGACATGTATACTCTCACACAATGTCTACCACTGCAATCATCTCTGCGTCCACTCTTGATGCCTCCAAGGTCTCCTTCGGCGATATCCGCATGAACAAGGCGGGTGGCAAGACTGTTCCGATCAAGTACAATGGACAGAGCCTTCAGATCCGCATCCCCAAGTCGATGTACCCCATGGGCATCAACATCCGCGAGACTGAGAATGGCAACACCTACCAGATGGCGCTGACCCTCAAGGGCTGCGACACCTACGCGAAGGAGCGTGCTGACGCCAGCGCTGGCGAGTACGGCGTCCTCTACAACTTCCTCCTCGACATGCAGGAGAAGCTCCTCGACGTCGGCACGGCGAACAGCGCCAAGTGGTTCGGCAAGTCTCGCACCCGCGAGGTCCTGACTGACATCATGAAGCAGTTCCTCAGCCCCAGCGTCGAGCGTGTCAACGGCGAGTGGGTTCCGTCTGGCAAGTATCCTCCGAGCTTCCGCATGAAGGTCCCGGTCTACGACGGCGTCGTCAGCATGGATGTCGCCGACAGCACTGGCAAGCCGATCGCAGTCGATCTCGAGAACATCTCCTCGGTCTTCCCCAAGCGAGTTGAGGCCTCTATCGTCGTCACGCCGAGTGTCTATGTCTCCGGACAGGGCTTCGGTGTCACCTGGCGCATCACGCATGCTCGGGTTGCTCCTCCCCAGCGTCTGACGGCGGCTCAGGTGTTCGCGGATGAGATTGAGGAGGAGACGAATGCTCCTCCGACTCAGATTGACGAGGAGGAGACTGCTGAGGCACCTGCTCCTGCACCGGCTCCTGCACCGGCACCGGCTCCTGAGCCTGCGAAGCCTGCTGCGAATCGCCGCCGGAACGTAGCCGCAGCCGTGTAAAGATCTCAGAGTCAGGGGGCGGAGTATGAAGGATGAAGTCGGAATCAACAAACAACACCTTTTCCAATTGAGGCAGATCCAGCGGGGCCTCAACGTTCGTGCAGAAGGGAGACGGCCGAAGGGACCGTTTTCCGCATTTGACACAGGTGTACACCGTCGGGCGCTGGATGATCATCTCGGGGGTCAGAATGCGAAGGGGGCCGTGGAGACACTGCTCGAGGAAGCTCTCGATCGTCGTCCACCCCTCATTCAGGAACCGCTCAAAGGGAGCCTTGGGCAGTCGGCTCCAGAGATCTCCATCTGTTGTCCAGCCGTCTTCTTGCAGAAGAGTTCCGAACTCGTCTTCCTGAAACCACAAGAGCCGAACGTCTCCCGGATTGTCGCGGGCATGTTCGGAGCATCCCACGCGCTGAAGATCCTGATCGTAGAGCCAATACACATTCGCGTGGGTATACCGCGGGTCCCGTCCTCCGCGATAGACCTCCCGACCGTCCATGACCCAGAGATCAGAAACGACATCAATATCGTTCTCCGTAATATCGGGGGAGATGTCCGTGTACACAAACTCGGGGGCGAGGATGGAATACATTACTCTTGCTAGTCAAACTTTACCGACAGCGTGAACGCCGAGAGGCAAATCGCTTTGGTGGCAGACCGAGAGAGCTCGTGACGCTTCCGGCGGTCTCCCTCCTTCGGCTGGAGGGTTGTCGAGCAAGAATCCATGTCCGCCTGCACCGCATCATAATTGTCCTCGAGATACTCCAAGACCTCATCTTCGAGGACCCAGTGGAAAAAGTTCAGCTGTCCGACGGTCGTGTTGAGTCCGAGGAACGTGATCTTCTTCCAGCGACAGAAGGGATCGAACATCTTTTTTGAGTACGCGCGCAGGTTAGCCTTGTACCGCAGGTAGATGTTCACGTCGCGGCCCTCGGACGTCAGGTAGGCAATGTTGTGCTTCTTCGCATAATTGGTCACAAGCCAGTCGAGAAGGCGCAGGCTGATCTTGGACTCGCCGGTGAGAATCGGTTGGATCCGAGATAGACGTCCTGCATCCGAATAGAAGGTGGACAGACGCCGCAGAACCATGTCTTCTTTCGAGGTGATCGTCTCCATGTGTGAGTTCGGGGCTTTCATAGAAAATGGCTTCGTGTGTATAATGAGCGAGCCAAAACTTCCGGACGACTTCTGGACTGTGGAGATCTCCGTTGATCCTCTCGCGATGGTCCCCGAGGTTGGAGCTGACCTCACACTCATTGATGCACACGAGTCTGAGCTCGAGTCCATTGTGCAGCAGATGTGGTCGGACATGACAACGGAGACCAAACTTCTCGATGGCGTTGAGATTCCCGAGCAGGAGGAGATTGTCATCCCTCGGATCACCGAGGAGGAGTTCCAGGCGCTCCTCCACCCTCCGGAAAACGAACCTTCGCAGAATGACGAGACAAAGGAGTAATGGAGGATGTCCTCTCTCAGTGGCTCCTTGAAAATCGTCCCTGTACTCATCTCGGGACTCGTGTCCGCCAGTTCATACGCTATTGCCGTACTCTACAACCGGGACTCTCCTACTCCGCACTCAAACGTCATGTTACCCCCATCGTTGACTCCCTCATGCTCGGAGACGTCGGTCGCCTCTGGCTCCGCGATCGTGCCTTTGAACGTGTTCTCCGTCTTTACGGGCAGAATGATCAGCGAACCACACAATGGCACGCGAAGCGAGGCGAAATGATTACCGCCTCCGAGGTCTACAAGGTCTTCGGGTCCACCGAAGGGCGGAAGGAGGTCATGCTCCGGAAGCTCGAGCCTCCGTCGACGGGGGACTCGGCGGTGTCCAACCCGATTCCGGCGCTGCTGTGGGGAACTCGGTTTGAGCCTGTCGCAAAGAAGATCTACGAAGAGACCACGCGGTGCACGATTCTCGATGTCTCTTGCGCCCAGCATCCGCGGTATCCCTTTCTCGGAGCCTCACCGGATGGACTGATCATTCCGATGGACGATGACCCGAAGCGCTATGGACGTCTGGTTGAGTTCAAGTGTCCGATGAGTCGCGTCGAGAAGCCGGAAATCCCGATTGGCTACGTGCACCAGATGCAGATGCAAATGGAGTGCACGGGGATTGATGAGTGCGAATATGTTGAGTTCCGCTTCAAGCAGGTGAACTACACGGAGTGGTCAAAGTCCGACAAGCGCAAGGGAGTCTTCGCTGTCTACGAGGATGGGAAGGTTGTCTACGATCTTGAGACCCATGGCGAGGACTACCAGATGATCTACTGGGTCCTTCAGTCTGTCAAGAAGGACTTTGTACCCAAGGACCCGAACTGGCTCTCAGATCATCTTCCGCAGCTCCAAGCCTTCTGGGATGAGGTTGTCCAGCACAGGACGAACGGGACACGCCCCGAGGAGAAGCCTAGCCTGCCTACACTGGAACTGTGAGGCTGCGTGGGAAGAAATACCCCTCAATTGGCATCGAGGGATCGTTGAACCACTTCGACGGGAGAACGATCGTTCGGTCTGGGTTCAGATAGGCGCCCCACCATGAAAAGGTCGAATTGGCGCAGATTCCGCCGTCGCGACACCGAGCGAGTGTCCAGAGCGCCCGAACCTCATCCGGTTCCTCTACGAACGTATACGAGATCGTCTGCAGAACCGGAATCGTTTTTGCATAGGAGACATCGTTTGTCAAGACATAGAAGTGAGTCCCAACCGGAAACTGCTGGACGGCTCGCATATAATACGTCGAGAGCCCAACGTCATGGAGCCAATGGCCAACGTAGTCTCCGCCCCGAATGTGAAGGAATGCCCCAGGGAGGCTGGGGATGTCCGGTGGACAGACAAGTCGGTCCCGAAAGGTCGGACCGATCATCCTGTACGTTTGAAAGTACCCGTCCAGCTTGACCTCGGCCGACGAGCAATCGCCTTGGGACTGCGCGAAGTCTGCGAGGATCGTCGTAAAGTAGTCTTGGGACGAATGATGTGTGGGCGGGCATGGAGGAAGGACAAGCTGTTTCCCAGACCCGCGGGCAATCGTCTCAGCGGCGGCAATCTGAAAGAGTTGATTCCCGAGACCGCCCTTCAGCTGGATCGTTGTCATTTTATAGAACGCCCCGTCCCTTCTACAAGAATGTATACGCAGTACCAGTCCTATCTTCGCACGATCACAGCGCTCCCCACGCCCTTCAAGCGGCATCCTGCCTATACCCCGATCCTCGAGCATGTCTCACAGTCGCTTGGAGAGGAGTACCTCGCTCGGATTCTGTCTGACACACGCCTGACCCTCTCCCAGATTGCGTCGTTCTGCGCGATGAATGATGCCATCGGAGATCCGTACACTGCGAGGATTGGGTCTCTCCCTAATCCGGTGTCTCCGACCTCCCTTCGGTATCTCTACCACGCCTCGCTGATCCTCGAGCAGGCCGGATCCGGTCCGCATCGAATGGTCGAAGTCGGAGGCGGGTATGGAGGCCTCGCCCTTGCCCTTCATTTCCTCGCCCCCATCGAGGAGTATCATATTGTTGACATCGACGAAGCCATCGCCCTTCAGCGCATGGTTCTCGCGCATCTCCCGTCTGTTCGGGTTCACTCTGCGTCAACCTATGGAGATGCCGTTCCCGATGGATGCTTTCTCATCAGCAACTATTGCTTTAGCGAGATTGAGAGCGAGCATCGCGCAGAGTATCAGCGGAGACTTCTCCCGCGCTGCCCCCATGGATTCCTCGTCTGGAATTTTGGACCCTATATGGACATCGGAAAGGAGGTTAAGCGCCGCCCTGAGGTGCCGATGACGGGATCGGATAATGAATTTGTAGTGTTTTAAGCGCCTCCGACCAATCGACTCCGGTACAGAGGGGAAGGGGGCCTGCGGGAACGTGTTCGGGACGAACATACCAGTCTTCGTACGGGTTCCCACCGTTGCAGATGTCCTTGCAGAGAAGAACGTATCCATGTTGCGCGAGAATCGACCGCATCTCCTCGGCGACGGCAGACCCAAACCGATAGCGGTCATGCTCGATCGTGCAGACGTTGAATGTCACAAGCTCGAAGGGGAATCGGCGGAGGGTTGCGAGCGAGGCTTCATCGACGTCAAAGGAGAGATAGTCAATCGTGGTCCCCGCAGGTCCAAAGAATGAAGCCCAGTCGAAGGTGGAGACATCTTCGCAGTAGAAGGGCGACGTGCGAGCCTGTTCGGTCGGAGATTTCCATTTGGGGTCGCAATCAAACAGTGAGCCCGTCCACCCGAGACGCTCGAGGGCGTAGGTGTTGTTGATGCCGATCGGATCGTGACTCCCGATATCCAGAAAGGTCCCAGTCGACCGTGGGAGGACGAGGTGGACGAATTCATCTTGACGCGCTTGACTCTTCCACTCTGGCATTATTTTACAGGCAGACGACCTTCTTGTAAGAATGCACGCGATCTATATCAACCTTGATCGTCGAACCGATCGTCGGGAAGAATTTGAAGGCGAGTGCAGCCGAATGGGGCTTCCAGTCGAGCGATTCTCAGCCTGCACCAGTCCACTGGGTCCTGGGCATGGATGTACCCTCTCGCATCTGTCGGTTCTCAAACTCGCCCGTGAGCGAGGCTACCCCGCGGTTCTCATCTTCGAAGACGACTTTCAGTTCCTCATCTCGCGAGAGCAATGGGATGACCTCCTCGCCAATCTTCCCGAGGACTACGACGTCGTCATGCTCGCCTACAACCTGTTCCAGAGCGAACCCTACAATGAACGCTTTGGACGAGCGATCGACGTTCACACTGCGTCAGGGTATATCGTCCACTCTCGCTTCTATGACACTCTCATTGCGACGATAGAGGAGGGCTATCGACTCCTCTGCGAGACAGGATCCCATTGGCTCTACATGAACGACCAATCGTGGAAGCGCCTTCAGCCCATCTCCCGCTGGTACTACAGTCTCACTCGGCTTGGGAAGCAGCGTGCGGGGTATAGCGATCTCCATCGCGGACAGGTTGACTATGGAGTGTAATGCTTACAGCGAAGGCGCTATTGCGTCGCAATGCCGACGGTCTTCGTCACCGCCTTTCATCCACTTCGTGCCGATCCCTATTGGCCCTATTTTGACCTCCTCGTCCAATCAGGCGTTCCGCTCCTTCTCTTTCTGGATGAGCGGTGTTCAGACTGTCCAGAGGCTCCAAACCTTCGTGTGATCCGAGTCCCCCTGGTTCATGCATGGGACGTCGAGGGAGTTCAGCTTCCTCCTGTCCGCTCTCCCGAGAAAGACACTGCGGAGTTCCTCTCGATCATGGCCCTCAAACTTCGGTATATGACGGAGGCGCTTGCGTATACAGAGGCAACACATCTCGCATGGATTGACTTTCGAGTCTTCCATGTGATCCGGGATATCCCGGCGGTTCAGGCAAAGCTTCGGAGCCTTGCCGAGCACCCCTTTCCGCGGGAGATGCCCATTTTGGCGCCAGGGTGTTGGCCTGCCGCTCCGTTCGACTTCTTTCGGTCGATTTGTTGGAGGTTCTGCGGAGGGTTCTTGCTTGGACCCCGTGAGGCCTTTCAGCCTGCATGGGCTCGTCAACAGTCACTGATTGAGGCAGGGTTGCCGCGTGTCACATGGGAAGTCAACTATTGGGCGCAGATGGAGGAGCACTTCCAGTGGTATCCGGCCGATCATGACGAACGACTCCTGCTGCATGTTCCAGAACGTGCTGAACAAGATCCCCCCGCCCTTCTGCCTGCGCCCGCTGACGAAAGCACCCCTCAATAATGTGGAGATCCTCAACGGCGCGATGGTAGTTCGTCAGCGTCGACTGATAATCCCCGAAATAGAGAGAGAACCACTCTGGGTGACGATCATACACGTAGATCATCGCCTGTTCTTCGGTGTGCCCGACGCCCTCCGCAACCTGCTCGAAGGCGACTGACATCATCGAGAGGAAAAAGCGGTCGACGTAGTCCGCTGCAACCGTGAAGGCTGTTCCTGCAAGTCCACAGGGGCCACCTGTCGCGAGATAACGCTTCATCGGGTACAATTCATGGGTGGGGCGATAGTGAATGTAACACAGTCCGATCTTCGGGCGAGGGGCTGCAAGGATCCGATCCACGGCGTCAGGGAACCCCCTCGCGATGTGGCTTGCGCCAAGATCCAACCAGAGATAGGTGTCCACAGGGACGGCCTTCTTTGCAAGATGAAGCGCCATGGGCTTGAAGGAGGTAACCATGAAATGAGAGGGTGTGTTTCGAGGGTCGTCGTACGACTTTGAGGCGCGGGTTGCCTGCACGATGGGAAGCCACGCCTTCACGTGCTCATACTCAAAGATCGACTTAACAATGTAGGTCGTCGGACGATCTCCGCGGATCGCTGCAAGGAGAGGCTGAGTGTCCTCATCGCAGAAGACGACCATCGGATGGGGGAGTTCAAGAGTTGGGCGTCCATGGTTCATGTAAAACTCAAGCGGACGAGTTGCACGGGATGCATGGGCGGTCCCCGCGAGATTGAAGAACATCGTGACGATGCAGGAGGTCATTTCATGAACGACGGGAGGCACTGCGTAAACCTTGACGTCGTCGGGGGCCGGTACTTCGCCACCCACTCATCAATCGTATAGGTATCGCTCATGCTGCGGTTGCAGCGTGCGCAAATGGGAATGAGGTTGTCAAGAGTCGTCTTGCCACCCTTACTCTCAGGAATGTTGTGTCCGCATTCATAGTCGAACACCGAAATCTTATTCTTACACCAAGCGACGTAACACTTGGCATCGAAGCGATGTCCCATGCGGGAAATCCAGACTTGCTCGGCTAAGGCTTTGGGAATCTTCTTTTTCTTATACGGTTCGCCGGGAAACTCGCGAAACTCCATTGTCGTTTACCTGCGACGACGCGTAGACCGCTTTAGACGGGAACAAAGGATTTATACTGATTCACCTGGAAAGGCGTCTGCATGCCACCAATGGGTCCCATCTGAACGGGTGCGGGGTCCATGTGGTTCGTATACTGCTCGTACGAGGAGTGCTCGCGGGCAACGGTGTTCCCGACCTGACGCTTATCGAGGAATTCAGGCTGGAACCGCTCGCGGCCAAGATAGAGGACGAGCATCAGTACGAACAGGGCGATCACAAGAAGGGTCGTCGGGTTCATTATGGTATCGGCACGAAAAAACGAACCGCTTTCTGTCTAGAGAGAAGATAAGTACAATGCAGGACAAGGCCCTTGAGACTCTCCGTACGTTTCTTGGACGGCGTGGACTGGACACAACGACCGCACCCGTTCAGGGCGACCAGCCCGACAAGGTCAATCTCTATACGATCGGTCCCGTGCTCGTCATCTTCAGTCAGAAGGACAAGGGTCTCCTTGAGCGTGACATCCGTACGTTCGTCAAGTTTGCAGAGGACAACTCCTATACCAACGGAGTCATCATCGTCCCCCTCGCGAAGCCCTCGGCGAATGTGCTCCGCGTCATGAAGTCGTTCGCAAAGGATCGGGTGCAGTTCTTCTGGATCTGGCATCTCCAAAACGACTGGACGACGCACCGGTATTCGATGCCCCACCGGATTCTGACGGAGGATGAGAAGACTGCACTGATCAAGCAGTACACGCTGACGAACCCCGCGAGCCAGATTCCCTCAATTGACTCGCAGGATTATCAGGCGCGGGTCTTGGGTGCGGTCCCCGGCGACATCCTCGAGATCAAGCGCCACAGCGACGTTGCGGGACCTGCCCTCTACTACCGCTATTGCGTGGAAGACGTAAATGTTGCGTGAACATAATGCTCCGCGAGCGCTTTGGGAACTATCCTGATGGAACGTGCGCTCCAGGCTCTACGTTGCGATCCCCCATCTTCCCTGGTCAACTCCCCTGCGTCTCCCCCGAAGGCGTCGGACTCTATCATGTCTGCCCCGCTGGAAGCACGCCCTATTCGATCACGACCGCAGATCGAGTCACAGCCGCGATCTGTGTCCCGACGTCGACGGCGGTCTATCCTCGGACCACAGTAAATCCCGCGGTCTTCCCCTGCAATGCAGGAGATTACCTCGGCTTTTCCGATGCGGGGATGAAGTGTATTCCTGTGGGGACCGCGGCTCCTGCGACGACCCCCAGCGGCAGTGTTGAGGACCTCTCTGCACGGCTGGCCACCCTTCGGACACAGTATACGACGCTGGCCACCCAAGCCACGACAACGCCTGCGCAGGTCCCTACACTCCTTCCCCAGATCCAGACGATCAATCAGCAGATTGCGGCGGTCCTCGACCAAATGATCACGCAGCTTCAGCACGCACGGCAGGGACCCAATAGCGATGCCTACCGGGATGAACTGACGGCAACCCTTGCTCGGATTCAAATGGACTACAATGGCCTCAAGACGAACACGGATGCCCTCCAGACGCTTCGTCGGATTCGGTCGTTTCAGGACACGTCGTGGCAGTCGTCCCTGAATCTCTATCTTGCGCTGTTTCTCATCTTCACGATCATTCTCGTCCTTGTTATGCTGTTCCGTCGTCAGACAAAGGCGAGCACACCCGCTACGATGGCAAGTCCTCCGGCAATGCCGACCTTGATGTAGGCGTCGGTCGAGGGTTGGAACGTCGGGATCTGATCCATTTGTTTTTTGATCGTAAGGTACGTGTTTTCCACCCGAGGGCCCTCCGCCTTGACACGCTGGAACTCGGTCTGAGTCTGGGTCATGTCTTGGTTCGCAGTCTGATAGGCCGCAACATCGCTGGTGATGGCGTCAGACTCTCGGGTGAGCCTCAGATTCAGCGTTGAGATGTAGTTATCCATCCACGCCTTGATTCCGTCGTAGGCACTCTTGTAGCGTTCATCCCCCGTCATTTTGTATTCGAGGAGGTTGTCCCGCATTCCCGCGAGGATGTTCGGGATCGATACCGCAGCCGTCGAGGAGGTCGGGAGCGGATTGACGGGTGGAATCGTCGAGTCCGATGTGAGACCCACATACGCCATGGCGAGGCGCTTCGCGTCGCCGGTTGAAAACGCCGTCCTATAGAAGGAGTTCGTAGGAGTATCAGATTCCTGTGAAATGAATTGGAGAATCTGCGCAACCCACGAATCAACGACAGGTTCCGTGATCGGATCAGTCGCTGGCACGTAGACCATCCGTTGAAACGCGCTGATGATCACCGCAATCAGATTTTTGGCTTTGTCGCCCGCTGAGAACGGGTTGGGAGCAGGGCTGTTCGTCGCAAGGGACTTGAGACTCTGGGGTGCGAGCGCGTAGATCCGGTCTGTTTCGGCGGCATTTTGCGTGGACCGAATGTCCACCATCGGGGCCGAAATCGTGAGATGCTCCCGCTGGGTCAGAGCGACGAGAACAAGCACTCCGAGGAGGAGTCCTGGGGTATACATTACTTCTCGTGAAGGAATAAATGCCGGTCGAATCCTACTTTGAAATCAGCGAGCCCCGTCACGTTCGTCTGACGACCTCTGCCGGAGAGCACACGCGCTATGTCCGCATGCTGGCCCAGGCCGCTCCGTATATCACTCGGGGACAGACGGTGGGGGCTCCCACCCTTGGATGGAAGTCTCCTGCCCTCAACGCCGAGGTCCGTCTTATCGCACCGCTGTGGGGCGGTGTCAATGGGTTTATTCCCAACCGTAAGTAAAGATGGGATCGGAGGTGAGCCCCCATTCTCAGAGTCAGTCTGAGTACGCAAAGTACACGGAGCAATTCGACACGGTCAAGTCTGTCGTGGATACCCTCAAGCCGCTCCGTCCTCCGACCGCGCCGGCCTCTGATCTTGCGATCGAGCGGAAGGAGATCCTCGAGAGCTCGGCTCCAAACTTCCTCTTGATTCAGGTTCAGCTTGCAGTGGTCATTCTCTGTCTCCTTGTCTATGCCTTTCTCCCACTGGAGGTTGCGCCTGGGCTGTGTATTCTGATCTTGAGCGTGGGAGTTGCGGTTGGAATCTTTCTACGGAAAGGGTAATGCCAGAGGCAGTGTCTGCCTGTCCAATTGGATTTGTAACGGGAAGCCCAGGGCAGTGTGTTCCGACCTGCCCGACCTCCAGCGGACTTGAGAATCGACTGATCGGGGGAGAACCTCGGTGCGTCTACACGCAGGATTCAACCCAGTTTTTTGCCCTGCAACAGATCCCGCCCGTCCTCCTCACATCGCCGACCGACCCCCAGCCAACCCTCTCGTGGGTTCAGCAGTTCCGTCCGTCCGTGTACTCGTCGTATACCGCCGCCCAAACCGATGCAACCACGAAGACCGCCACCCTTCTCGCAACGATCGGGAGGTCTCAGCGACTCGCGGATGCCTTTCAGGCGCTTCAGACGGCCGAGGGGGTTCGCGATACATCCCCTCAAGCCTATCAGACGGCTCGAAACAACTACTACACGTTGAAGCTGGGCCCGACGTGGGCGCAGACTGAGCGGCAGCGAGTTCTTAACGCCGAGGTCCTCCCGAATGTCGTCTCGTATGTTCAGTCGATCAACACGATCTCGGAACGCCAAGCCCAGCAGTCTTCCACGAAGACGGCCGTGGACGCCGTCAAGTCGAAGCTCTTGTCCCTGAAAGATGACTTTCGCCAGACCACCGGCACCCTGTCCAAGCAGGTCTCCGAGCTTCGCAATCAGATTGAGATCGAGAAGCGGCGGGGCGTGACCCAAGTCAACCAGACGAATGAGTGGTTCATCAATCTGCTCCTCGTCATTCTCTCGCTCGTGGTGATCGTCATGCTCGTCCGTCGCATCATGGCGCGGCAGGCACGGGGTCCTTCCACTTATACGTCATCGACGTACCGTAGGTAATGGAGTGTCGAATTTGCCTCGGGGATGACCGCCCGAACACGATGCTCGCCCCCTGCAAGTGCCGGGGAACCTCAGCCTACATTCACGAACACTGTCTTCGAACCTATATGACCTACTACCCAGACCGACTCTGTCGGGTGTGTCGTGAACCCATGCGACACCCGTGGATTGACCTTGAACGAACCTTCATCTGCACGAGCTCCCTCCTTCTCTGGGTTGGGATTCTCGTTGGACACTCGGAGAGTCACCTCGCCCTCCGCATGGCTGCGATGCTTGTTCTCACTGGCCTCATTCTCTATCATGCCAAGCATCAGACACTCACCTACGAGAGCACGTTCATCTGCGTGCTCGGTTCGGGGTTCCTCTTCGTTGCGGACCCTCTCTTCCTCCCTCAGGCCGTCTTTCTCATTGTCGCTCTGATGACACTCGCAACGGTCTGTCTCTTCATTCCAGCCCAGACCCTCATTCTCGTCTTGGTCTGTCTTCTCGTGATGGTCTATAGTCTCCTGCTTCTCCTGGCCGTTGCGCTTCGGACTGATCCTGCGTTCACGAGTCTGACCCTCCTTGCGATTGCGACGGCCTGGTTTACGGTCGCGCGTCCCGGTCGTCTGAACGAGGTATAAGTCTAGAGCAATGGATGTGATTGATGACCGAACCGTCGTGGACTTCCAGAAGACCACCTTCTGCGGACATCCTCGGGCGGCCGTCTCCAAGTTTCTCCTCCAGAACATTCAGCTCGGGCATGCCGATTACGCGTGCTATTGGTCTCTCGAGCTTCTCTGCTCGGGACTGGTCCATACCCTCTGGATGTCCCTCTTCGATGCTGCAGCCGTTCACGTGAACCGCGCGAATCCCAACGTGTTTCTCTACCTCGCCTCGGCGTATGAGACGTATGCGCCCTATGAATCGAACTACTCTGCGCTCGAGATGACGAAGCTTCGGAACAACCCCGATGTGCGTCGGATGGTCTGTGAGGCTGCGGCCGTGATCGCGTTGTGTCGCAAGAACAAGCTCCCGAGCCTTCCGACCATCAAGCCCAGCCACGACTTCGATGCTGTGACGCTGCAAGAGTCCATTCGGGCTCCGTCCACACTCTACGGGAAACTCGTCCTGCGTCGTGATGATCCTCTCTCGATGGCCGTTCCCATGAACGAGCTCTGCTATTGCCTTCGATCGGATGTGCGCGATACCACTCGGTCGCTCTATTGGATGAGCTGGATCTACGCCTATTGCCGTGAGCACAAGAAGCAGACCAAATCTGCACTGACCTTTGCCGATCGGTCCGATGAGTTCGTGAGTGGGGATCACGCTCGTCACGTTGTCTGGATGCTCTGGGACGCGGTCAAGAAGCAGACACAGCCCAACGCCCGCCCTGTCCTCGATGTCCTCTACAAGATGTACTGTCTCCGCTGGTCTCCGACGGATGCCAAGTCCCGCCAGCACCTGCTGTCGACGGCCGTGCTCATGGTCTGTGAAGGGGGGACGCTGGACACCACGCCGGTCACGGGGCAGACGATCCAGGTCTCGCAGGTCCTGAATGGAATCCCAGGGTGGATTGATGCCATCGTGAAGACCCGCCAGAGTTTCTCGGCGTAAGACAAATGCGTCTCACCCAGAAGCAGTCTGCCACGCTCCAGGCCATCTTCCTCTTCTTCCTGATCTCCAACCCGTTCACCTACCGCCTGACCAACAGCCTCCTCAGTGGGCTGATCGGTCGCCTGTCGGATCCGTCGGGGTGCCCGACGAGCCTCGGGATCCTGGTCCATTCCGCGGTCTTCGGTGCGATCGTCTATGCGCTGATGTATGTCTAAAACGGAACCGATGCCGCCGAACGCATTGACTCTACTCAAAATGATTACCCCCGAACTCTCCGCTTCGAAGGTTGCTGGCTTTATCGGCCTCCACAAGTACCAGAGCCCTACCGAGCTCTACTATGAACTGCTTCTCAAGGACAAGGACGCCCGTCAGGTGGTTCTTGCGCTCGAGACCGCAACTGGACGCCGCAGCTTTACCGGACTCCTGAATGAAGTCTTGAAGGAGCAGCCCGTGAAGGACTGTATCTACACCGGTATCGCCGACGCAAACAAGACCGAGAATGTTGGAGGAGTTCTCGAAGAGGTCGAAGCCCAGGCCCGCGTGATCCTCGATCTTCGTCGCGATGCGCTCCCACGGGACGTCCGTGACAAGCTCGTGGCCGAGATCCGCGGTAAGATCAGCAAGGGTCGTGGCATCCAGAATGAGAACGCCATCCTCGACCAATACGAGACCCAGCGAGATGTCAAGGTCACCGAGCGGAATACCAAGACCTTCCGCAAGGATTACGGGGCCTTCAAGCTCGTCGGACGCACGGATGGCTACGTCGCCTCGGAGAACCGCATCGTGGACTCCAAGGACCGCACTCGCTGGTGGCCCGAAGTCCCGCTCTATGATGAGATCCAGCTGCGGGTCTATATGGAGATGGCCGGCGCCACGGAATCGGAGCTCGTCGAGCGCTTCCCCGATGGACGCGTGCGCCACACGAAGTATCTCAATGACCGCGAGAAGTGGAGCAGTCTCCAGTCGGCGATCGAGGCCGGCGTCACCAAGCTGAATGCACTGCTCACGGATGAGGAGGCCCTGAAGCGAGTGGTCTTCGCGAACACGGTTTGTCTAGAGTATGGAGGTGGCGCTGACGTCCGGCGTTCCGCTCGCTTGGCGGGGACGGCGACCCTTACGGGAGTATGAAACCCGCCTGCTGTCGACGGGACTGAGTCGCTATGATGTTGAAACAAAAACGCTCTCAACGCTGAAGCTTGAGGGAGGACGAATTCTCTATACGGAGCGTCCGTATACAGGATCTGTCTTTTCGCGTGTGTATGCGACGGAGTTGGTTCGGATTCGGGTCTATTCCGAGAGCCCGAAGGTCTGGTCTGAAGAGCTTGCGCCGGGCGAGGTTCACTTCTTCCAGCAGCAGCTCAGCGCCTGAGCCACAATCGGAACCTTGGAGGCGATCGTCGCAGCCTGCATCGCCATGGGGACGACAGTGTCAATCGTGTGGAGGATCTGCTCCTTCTCCTCGGCGGACTTGTCCGAGTCCTTGAGGGCAAAGCGAAGGGTCTTCAGGAGGAGGTCAAGGCGCTCCTTCCCGCGAAGATGGGTCAGCCCCTCGAGTTCCCGTGCGAGCTCCATGCAGGTCGGGATGAGGTTGTCCCAGTCAATCCGGCCCTTGACGGTGCGATAGAGGGCATCCACCTGGGCGTCCATCTGAGCGTCGGATTCGTGAAGCGGGTTGGTCTGCATGCGGTTTGTTTACACATCCCAAAAGATACACAGCAAACAAATGAACGCGACAGAGATCGTTGCCACCGCGGTTTCGACGCTTGTTGTTCTTGTTCTTGCACACGTGGCCGTCTACTGGGTCGTCAAGACGCTCTATCCTCCGACGCCCAGTGTTGCCGTCCGTGAGCCCGAGCCGATTCCCGCACCCGCGGCCGCACCCGCCCCGACTGTGACTTTCGCAGAGCCTCCCCCAACAGTCCAACAGAATGTTACCCTACCGACGTATGAAGCGCCTGTTCCCGCAGAAGCCCCTCGTGAAGGCGGGGAGCGTCGAGGCCCGCCACCGGCTGAGCGTACCTCAATTCGTCGGGACACCGGGGTGGCTGCTCCTGACGCACAATGAGCATGGAGACCCGATCGCGCTCTTCGCAGATTCCCACGAAAAACTTGAAGTCGTCTACCTCGTGATGGACGAGCGCGTCTTCTCCGATACGATGCTTCGCGTTGTTCGCCTCGGTCCGTTGCGCTATGTCGCCTATGATCTCGTTGTGTTCAACGGCCAGCCCTATCACGAGTCGCATACGTACACCCAGCGATCCGACAAACTTCGCGAGCTTCTCGACCTCTTTCATTTCCCCGACTTGGTTGCGCTTGAGATGCCCGATCAGGTCGCCCTCTGGGACACTCCCGTTCGGGGCGTTGAACATTACGATGACGCTCCTGGAACCCTAGGCGTATTTTGTCCTGTGAAGGAATAAATGGCCGGAACCTGTGGAAGCATGCTCGGCGGTCGTCGTCGCAAGTCCAAGAAGGGTGGCAAGACGGGAGCCCGTCGCCGCACGATGCGCGGTGGAATGGGCTATGGGTTTGGTGGCGCGATGGGAACCAACGGTCCCGTCTGGAGTTCGTCGTGGGGTGGCGAGATCACCAAGAGCGGTGAGCCGATCTATGACACCGCAGATCGCCCTGCGGTGACCGGCGGTCGCCGTCGCAAGTCCAAGAAGGGCGGCAAGACGACCAAAAAGGCGGGCCGTCGTCGCACCATGCGCGGGGGTGCCCAGTGGCAGTCGGTTGCGCCTGCAGGAGGTGGGTTTACGGGGCAGGGGTCGCGTGGACTGGCGGACTGGACTGGATATGACTCCAAGGTCCCAGTCGCCGGAGGACCACCCCAGGGCCCTGACGGCGCATACCGGCCCTAACCACGGCATCCGCATAGACATACGGAAGATACTCGGGGTCATTGGTCACAATCTGCGGTCCTCCATGCGCCATCGTCTGGAGGTACATGCGCTGCATCTCAAATCGAAGGGATGAATACTCAATCCAGCGAGACCATGCTCGGTAGACAGAGAGCGCCGACGTCAACGCAGAGACGAGATCGAGAGATTGAAGACACAAAAATGTAAGACTGATCAACGGGGCGAGAATCATCTCGTTGATCTGTATCATTTGGTCTCCCACAGACCGGGGAGCGCAGAGTTTTTTCAGTTGAAGATAGCGTTCGGCGACCTTAAAGGGGTCCATTCGCCTTAATTAGAAGTCCATCGCCAGGAAATTCCCTCTCCTCAAACGAACCGAACTCAATGTAGACCAGGTTGGTCTGATCAGTGATTCGGATGAGGTGCTCAACAAGGGCCACCGTGATTCGATTGCCAGGAACGAGGAACCGAGCGAAGGTCTGCGTCAGGTCGATTTCCGTGTTCTTGTCTCCCACCCAGATCCACGGGCACTTGGCCGAGAGCAGATGCGGGGAGGATTCCCACGAAGTCGGAATGACTTCTCCGCCGTAGCGGACAACGCACTTGCGATTGTGTCCGAGACCCCACTCCTCAACGTAGATGGCTCCCTCGGGAACCTCGCTGAAGTACTCATCGAACTCCTCCTGATGATTGATGAAGTAGCGGCGATTCGGGCGAGGCTCGGGAGTCCAGACATACCAGTCCCAGAACGCAGTCCAGGAGTCCGTCACGACAGTCACAGCGAGAGTTGCATAGCGAAGGGCCTCAAAGGCGATGGTCTGGAGAAGAGCGTTCATTCTTGGGGATTTACTGCATTCGAGTCGGCGGGCAGGTCATCCGTTTTCGCGGACTTCACCAGAAATGTCTCGTAGACGAGACCGTTGAGGATCGTGGCATCGAACCCCGTGCCAATGGCAATGGCAGTCGCCAGCGCAGAGATGATGAACGGCGTTGCGACAAGGAACCACGAGACGACCGAGAGCTCGACCCCACAGAACATGTCGAGGACGAAGACAACAGCCGTACCGAGGAGGGCCTTGACAACGAAGGTCGCATAGAGACCCAGCGCCGCGTCAAGGCCAAGCTGGATCACGAGGAAGATGACAAACAGGAGCGCAGGAGGACAAAGGCTTTCAATGAACTGCATTTGTATAGACTAAGAGAAATGGAACTTGTCATGTCCTTGGCAGGAGTGGACGAGGCGACGGCGAAGCGTGCGCTGTTGGAGTACGAGACCGTCGAAGATGCAGTCGATGCTCTGCTTGTAAAGCCGGTGGTCTCGGGCGATGCCTATATCCGCCCACGTCCGATGGTCGACACGGGGATGACGGCCGAGCAGATTGAGCGGTGTGAGAAGGGACGCTGGCTCCAAGACAAGGTCAACGCTGTATTCTCAGTCGCCCATTCACAAATCCAAACCCCACAGGCCCCACAGGCCCCAGAGGCTGCCGCGGCATCGCAGGCATCACGTCTTGGCGGCGAGTCTCCTGCCCCGCTGATTGCGCCGCCCGGATCACCACAGGATTCTCACGTGCAAATGACTCTACCAACCCTGCAATCCTTGGCGCCTCAGTGAAGAGGTTCATGGACTCGATGTGGGACTTGGAGAGCTCGGACCACTTGGCATACATCTCAGGCTCGTCGAGGAGCCCAATCGCCAGCATCCACTCCTCGAGATTGTCGCGGTCACAGGGAATCGCAGCGTCTCCAATCCACGACTGCATCCCCTCGATGGACCCTCCGGGATACGGAGAGGACTTCGCAGGCTTGGAATACAGGACGGGGATTCCATTGATCATCGCCTCCACCGCAACGCGCCCGAAGCTCTCGTAGTAGCTCGGGACAAGAAGGATCCGCGTGCGACGAAGAATGGTTCGAACGTCATCGCTGAACGGAACCCATTCGATGTTCCCGCCCAGTGGAAGGGGCGTGGTCATATTCCCATAGTACGGGCGAACGCCCAAGAACTTGCGGTCTGGCATGCGCCTCGCAAGCTCTAGAAACTGATGGACTCCTTTGTTCTCGTTCGCATTGATGAGCGTGATGTAGTCGCCTTGGAATGGCTCCGGGATCTCAATCTGCTCGCGGTGCATGATAGGCCGAATGGCTTCGGTGCGCCGGATCTGTGCGGGCCACGGGCTGATGTTGCGGCGATAGTTGGTTTCCATGATCGAGTTGATGAAGCAGAGCATCTCGGCCCAACCCCGTCCTCCGTTGCTCGTGATCATCGTGTAGTTGCCATCATAGTGGCAGGTCGCGACAATCGGGCGGTTGTAGCCCCGCATGTTGAGCTTCCGGACCTCGGGAAGAATAGGGGCGTGCGGGCACAGCCAGACATCGGAGGTCTCGAGAAAGGATGAGGCAGCCGAAAAGTGCAGGTAGCGGAAGCTGCGATAGGTTCCTCCATTGACCCCTGTGGGTGGGATCTTCACGGTGAGAAAAATGACTTGATGCCCTCGGCGGAGGAGTTCAGTGCCAAGATCGATGTCGTGCAGAAACGCACCACAGAGATCGGGCATTTTATTCGCGAAGAAGAGGATCTTCATTAATCTACAGCAAGAGGTCGTTCTGGCTTACAGGGCGCGGGTCTTCGTCGACCACGACGACAGGAGGATCGGGTGTGAGGGGTTTCGGAGCAGGCGCACAGGTGTGGTGGAGACAGGCGTACACAATGCAGGGAATCGAACAGGCTGCAATGCACAGGACTCCGCTCTGCGTGTATCCAGTTGCGAGGAGAACCACTCCCGCCAGGGCGAGACTCCCACCTGTGGCGATGACCGCACGGAGCATTGTCTTTGACGAGACGAGTCCGTTCAAATCTATTCATCGATACGCTGCGTCTGAACGAGACGAGTCGCATCGCCGCCACGCGTCCACGCCTCAATCCAGTTGTGGGGGTTGGAATACTCCGCGGACTTCGTGGTAATGAGGGGCTGGTAGAAGTTCGGGATCGCCTTGTCCATGATGGTCGACGCCTCCTTGCGATTGCGAGGCGGGGCGCTGAAGATGAGACCCGTCTCATCCTGAACCACGTTCGGGTCCCCGCCGCCGAGGTTTGGCGTGGTCGCAAAGGGGCGAGCCCAGAGCTGCTTGGGACCCTTCTGACGCCATGCACCCGGAGTGCCCCAGCGAAGATCCGTGTTCTCATCAATCTTGCAGCCACCCGCATGTCCGTGACCCGCCTGCGCGATAAAGCCAGGCTGGTCCGCCATCGCACTGGCGGGGTTCAGAGTCGAGGAGCATCCTGCATCCGTGGAACTCGTCTGGCGGGTAAGCGCGGACTGATTGCCGAAGTCTTTGCGGGCCTGTTCATACTCGTCCGACCGAATCCGAGTCGGAGCAAAAAAGTAGTCCAGGACGTTGGTCGTCATCTTGTCTTTGCCGTGCGAAAATGTCAGGGAAAACGGACGGGGGCTGAAGTGACAAGAGGACAGCACTCGAATGGCTCTGCTTCTTCAACCGTGTGACTGGGTCGAGACCGATGCAAAGGGCGCGTACCGTGTGGACGTCTTCGGACGCAGTGCTGACGGAAAGGTTGTCTGTCTCCAGATCACCGGATTCAAGCCCTACTTCTATGTCGGGGGCGCGTCGCCTCCTTCCACAGCGCAGGTCTATGAAAAGGCGAACAAGAAGCTCACGTTCAAGGGTGGCAAGCGGATGGGACAGGAGGACTACGGGTTCAATGTCTATCCCAACCTCATCCACGAGAACACGGCGCCGACCTTTGTGAAGGCCCAGAAGTACGACGTCTTCGCAGGATTCAATGAGCTAACCCCCATCACCGTCTGGCGTGCCACCTGCCCGACCCTCGCGACCTTCCAAGCCGCACGATCTGTCTGGCCCGACCGCACTCAGTACGAGTCCAACCTTCCGCCATTCCTCCGTCTGTTCCATGAGCGTCATCTCGGTCCTGCCTCACCGATCCGCTGCGAGACCGCGACCCTGCTCGATGAGATCCCGACGACCCGCGACGGTGACCCCCAGTATGCGGTGGACGAGGTCTGGACGACTGACTATCGCGAGATCACAGCGCATGAGACCACCATCCCGCTCCTTGTGGGGTGCTATGACCTTGAGATGTACTCCGCCTCGGGGATGTTCCCGCAGGCCGAGAAGGGCGACCCGATCATTCAGCTCGGCATCTCGTATCGCTGGTCCACCAATCTCTTGAAGCCCTCGCGTCGCGTGGTCTTCGTGGTCGGGACGGTGGACGAGCCCGATGAGGAGGACGTGGAGTATATCTCGTGTGCGAACGAGAAGGCGCTCCTCGAAGAGTTCATCACGGAGATCACGGAGGTCAACCCGGACGTTCTCTGCGGGTACAACACCTTCGGCTTTGACGATGCGTACCTGGAGGTGCGGGCGCAGAAGCTCGGAGTTCCCTTCGACCTCTCGCGCAAGGCGGCTGAGTTCGGACAGAAGGCCTTCGAGACCAAGAAGTTCGAGCTCGCCTCGGGCAAGTATGACCTGCGGTACATGACCGCACGGGGACGTCTCGGGCTGGACCTGCTCCTGAACATGCGGCGCGAGCACAGCCTGGATAGCTTCAAGCTGGACAATGTCGCCTCGGTCTTCCTGCGCGACAAGGTCCTAGGCTACTCTGCGGGCGTGGTCAAGACCAAGAGCACGCGTGGGCTTCGGGTCGGGAATTACGTGCGGTTCGATGTGGTGGGCAATACGACGGATCCCTATCGCGAGGGAACGAAGTATGTGGTCTCGGAGGTCTCGCCAAAGTCGTTCACCATCACGGCGCCCGGCGATCTGTTCCAGGATCTCGGAGACATGGGACGGACGACATTGGAGTGGACGTTCTCGAAGGACGACGTGGAGCCGCATGACCTCTTCCGGATGCACAAGGGAACGCCTACCGATCGGGCGACGATTGCCAAGTACTGTTTGCAGGATTGCGACCTCGTGCTGACGCTGATGGCGAAACTGGACACGCTGGTCAACGCCCGCGGAATGGCGGATGTCTGCAAGGTCCCGATGGACTACGTGCTGCGGCGCGGACAGGGGATCAAGATCTTCAGCGCTGTCCTCTACTACGCCTCGCAGCGCGATCAGATCCTCCGGGTTCAGCAGGCCATGGAGGGCGATACAGGCTACGAGGGTGCGATCGTCCTCCCGCCCAAGATCGGGATGTATCTCGACCAGCCGGTCTCCGTTCTGGATTTCAATAGTCTCTATCCGTCGAACATGATCGCGTACAATCTCAGCCCCGATACGCTGGTCTCGATGCGCGTCTACAACGAGGAGGGACAGCTTGTGAGCGCAGAGGGCTATGAGAAGAAGGACTTCGCTCGATTGGAGGAGGCAGGGTATGTGCTGGACGAGATTGACTACGACGTCACGGGTGGTGGGAAGACGGTCTGCACCTACATCCAGACCAGCAAGGATCCGATGACGGTCGGCATCCTGCCCAAGACCCTCGACATCCTGCTCAAGAAGCGCAAGGAGTTCAAAACGAAGATGGAGGATGAGACATATGATGAAGCTCAGCGCTCTGTCTTCAATGGTCTCCAACTTGCGTACAAGGTGGTCGCAAACTCCGTCTACGGTCAGACCGGCTCCCGAACCAGCCCCATCCGAAAGCTCTGCGTCGCTGCCTGCACCACCGCAGCCGGACGCAAGGCCCTCTTCACCGCCAAGAAAATCGCGGAGACTGAGTACGGAGCCGACGTCATCTACGGGGATACAGATTCCATCTTCATCAAGTTCCCCACACAGGACCTTGCAGAGTCAATCCGTCTTGGAATTGATGCGGGCAAGCGGATCACCGCCAGCATTAACCGCACCCCGTATAAAATCGCGTATGAAAAGACCTTCTATCCGTTCATCCTCTTCTGTCGGAAGCGGTACGTCGGAATGATGTACGAGGAGGATCCGACGATCAAGCCCAAACGCAAGAGCATGGGCATCGTGTTGAAGCGTCGCGATAATGCGCCGATCGTCAAGGACGTCTTCGGGGGTGCGCTGGATGTTCTGATGGAGGAGCGAAACATTAAGAAGGCCCAGCACTTCGTGACAGAGATGCTGACGAAGGTCCTCGAGAATCGAATGCCCATCGAGAAGTTCATCGTGACGAAGGCGCTGCGGGATGACTACAAGAACCCCGAGCAGATCGCCCATCGCGTGCTCGCCGATCGCATGGCGCGTCGTGACCCGGGAACAGCACCCAAGGTCGGGGACCGGATTGCCTACCTCTACGTCGCAGAGAACAAGACAGCGTCGAAGCAGGGTGACAAGATCGAGGAGCTAGGCTATGTCCGCAAGCAGGGTCTCCATCCCGACACAACCTTCTACATCACGAACCAAATCCAGAACCCCGTCGCTCAGCTGTTCGCGCTGTGCATCGACCAGATGGAGGGCTACATTGCGCCCAAGAGCCCGACCTATGAGAGCCTATTGAAGGACATGCTTGTCAAGCACGAGGGAGACGAGGAGCAAGCCACTCTCGCAGTCCTCGAGAAGAAGGAGCGCCAGCTGGAGAGTCTTCTGTTTCTGGGAAGCCCGCCCCTCAAGAAGCTCGTTCGGAAGGGCCAGTCGGGTCCTCTGGACGCCTTCTTTGGGAAGAAAGTCTGAGCGAACTAAAAATGGCAATGCTCGCGATTCCACTCGCGAAGAAGGCGCTTGCGGTCGCCTGTGATCAGGGGACGAAGCAGTTGGGAGACTTCGTCAAGGAGACGGTTCGGACCAACCAAGCTAACATTTGCTCACCTGAGTTTCCGGCGATGCTCACATCGACGATGCTCCAGCAGATGAAAGCCAGCCGGTTTTTCCCTGGGAAGGTTCGGGAATACCTCGAGGCGCATCCAGATGTCCTGTCGTCGTTCGCAACAGAACTTGTCGCCCAGCCCGAGTTCAAGGATGCCTGTGCTACTCAACACCTGGATCGGATTGAGTCGATCATTGATGCCAAGCTCGGTGCGCTCAAGTCGAAACTCATGATCTGCTCGCTCGGCGGTCGTCGTCGCAAGACCCGCAAGGGCAAGAAGTCTCGTCGCACCACGCGTCGCCGCGTTTAGAGACAATCTCTCCAGAACTCCTAATGGACGACACGCGGGATGTCTTGGACGTTCTCGCCCAGATCATGGAAGCAGAGGAACACTTCTACGAAATTGTCCGCTTTTTGGATGGACAGCATCGCACCCACGTCGTGGCTGCCCACCAGCGAAATGTGAGCCTGTCTCTCGCGATTCTCCGCGAGTACATGCGGGCCCCGACCAGCATGACCATCACGCTCCCGCTTGGAGGAGCCGCAGACATCTCGGGGAACTTTTTTGACCCCGTTCCCATTGTGCCGACACCCGCCCAGATTCGCGCGGCAACTGATCTCCACGTTGCCGTCCATGATCAGAACTGCGCCATCTGTCAGGAACCCGTCGAGTGTGCCACGCGCATCCGTCATTGTGGGCATTACTTCCACTCGGGCTGCATCGGCGAGTGGTTCAGCATGAACCCACGGTGCCCTGTGTGCCGGTATGACATTCGCTTACAGGCTGCCCCCGTTCCTCCCCCTAATGAAGGTGATCGCCTGCACACCAACGAAGAATAGGCGATGGGCCTGGGAGTTCTCCAAAGGCTGTATGCTCTCACAGACCCTCAAGCCCGACCTCTGGATCGTCGTCGACAACAGCACGCGTCCTGCGGATGACTGGGTCATCGCGAAGGACCTCTCGTTCGTCCACTATCATCGTGTCTTCGAAGAGAAGCCGATCGGATGGCTTCGCAACCGATGCCTCGAACTCGCACTGCAGCATGGTGCAGACTACATCGTCTTCTGGGATGATGATGACTACTACCCACCCACGCGCATCTCATCCGGTGTGAACGCTCTGGAGGCGGATCCGACGCTCGACATGACGGGTTCGTCCAAGATGTATCTCCTTCTGACCCGCGAGAACGTCCTGATGACAACCGGCCCGTTCAACGACAGCCATGCAACCGCAGCAACCCATACGATCCGTCGGAGCTACGCCGAGGCGAATCGGTTTGATCCCGAGAAGCTGCGGGGCGAAGAGGTTACGTTTACGAAGGGATGGACGGCGAAGCTCAAGCAGGTCCCAGCCGAGGACACGATTGTTGTCATGGGACACACGCGGAACACCGTTGACAAGTCCCAGCTTCTCCTTCGCCCCCAGATGTTCAATGCAAAGATCGTCAACGACATCAATGGGAAGATGGCGTTCCGCGCGCGATGGCCTGTAGAATGGGGTCTCTGGAAACGTACCTTTGTTGACGAAGCACCAGAGCTACTTCGGGACTGCATTCCGTGGGGTGCGGAACCGCCGGAAGCGCTTCCGACTCCCCATACTGAAGGAACTGAAGCATCCGCCGAACGTCGTGCTTGAATCGCTTCGCAAGTGCATGGACATCCTGATCCGGAAAGAGGGGAAGGAGGTCCGTCGGCTTGGGAGGATAGCACCGCACAAGTTCGATCGCGTCTCGCCCCTTGAAGATGCGCGGGATCTCATTGCACGTCATCAGAATCGGGAGCTTCCGTTGAGGGCTTTCCATCCACTCCGCGAGCTTCCGCTGCGCATGAGGATCGGATCCATCGACTTCATCTAGGACCAAACACAGATGTCTCGCATCTCCTCGAAGGAGGGCTGCGATACTTCTCGTATGGGTACAGGATTCCGCAAGGGTCTGAACGTCGGCAAAACTGCGAAGAGACTGAGAGGCATTGAGTTCGAGCGCTTCAAAGTCACATGTCCGTGCGCTCGCAAGCGCAATCGTCGTCTTCCCGATGCCCGGAGGACCATGGAGCAAGAGCACCTTCGAATAGGGAGGACTCCGAAGATACTGGGCGACACGAGCCTTCACGTCGCTGTGTCCAACAACCCCGTCGAGGCGGTCAGGGCGGCGTGTTTCGCTCCACATGCGCTTGCCTCGTCGTCAGTCCGAAAATGATTGCTGCTCTGAAGACAATGGACGTCCCCCGACACGTGCTTCAAACCTATTTTGAAGACACAAGTTTCCCTCTCGTCCAGCATCACCTCAACTCCTTCAATGCGCTTCTTGAGACAGACATCCCGACCTTCCTTCGTGTCTCCAATCCTATCACGCTCGAACTCGGTGATCGGTCTATCAAGGATACAACGGTTCGTCGCTTTATCCGCGTCTACCTCGGAGGCAAGACGGGGACGAAGCTTCGCTATGAGTCTCCCATGGAACGCGATGGAACCTCGATTCTTCCCCATACCTGCCGTCTCGAGAACCGCACCTACGCGGTCTCACTTCGGGGCGACATCGATGTCGAGTATGAGTTCGCGGACGGGACCACGGAGCTTAAGACCTTCCCTGATCTCCTGCTCGGCGAGATGCCCCTGATGCTTCGGACCACCCACTGCCATCTCACCAAGGTGGACGCATTCACTGCGGGAGAGTGCCGCTATGAGCTGGGCGGATACTTCGTCGTCAGCGGAGCCGAGCGTGTCCTTGTGACGCAGGAGCTCCTCGGCAACAACATGATGTATGTGGGAACTCGCAAGCGCACGACCCCGAAGGGAAGCGGCAGTGCTCTCGTCGAGAAGGACAAACCGATTGACTTCCTCGAGGACGAGAACGCCGACCTTGAGGTTGAGGGGGGCACGGAGACCTACGTTGGACTGAAGACGATGTCCGAAGATGGAACTCGCGGCCCTTATTCCCACTTCCTCGTCCTTCCCGCACCAACGCTGCTTCCTCCGACGTCACTCGAAGAGATGAATGGAGCCCTCGGTCGTGATCGTCGTCTGTGTCTTATCCAGCTTCCGGGGTTCAGCGATCCAGTTCCCCTGATGTCCATCTTCCGGGCCCTTGGCTGTGCATCCGACCGCGATATCTACGAGACGACACTGGCGGGGATTCCGGACTCGGATCGATTGATCTACGATGACACGATGTACCAGATCCTGCTCTCACACGATACCTTCCTTGCGAAGGAGGAAGCCTCGGACCTCGAGATCCTCACCAAGTACACGCGCACCAAGTCCCGAGCCGAAGTCGTTCAGGTGCTCCACGAGTCGCTGTTCTCCCATGTGGAGGGAAGCACGGAGGACACGGGCGCGCTGTTCCGTCGCAAGGCCTATACTCTCGGACAGATGCTTCGGATGGCGCTGGATGTCGAGGTGGGTCGTCGGACCCCGTCGGACCGCGACAACATGCAGTTCAAGCGGTTCAAGACCTCGGGCGTTCTCTGTTTCGAGGAGTTCCGGCGTTGCTACTACGAGATGGAGGCGGAGATGCGGGGCCTCATGGATCGTCGGATTCAGTATGAGGCGACCACCTACGGCGGGAAGAACCTCTCCCAGCTCCTTCAGCCCGAGACCATCAGTCGGTATTGGAAGGCGTGGCGGATGCTTGCGACCTTCGAGAAGTCCTTCAAGGGTTCGTGGGGTGGAAAGCTGGGCGTTGGAGACATCCTCGCCCGCCCGAGCTATCTGGCTGCGATTCACCATCTGCGGTTGAGTATCCTCCAGATCGACCGGACCATCAGCACTGCGCCTCCTCGTCGTCTGACGGCCTCGCAGTTTGGTATCGTCTGTCCGATTGATTCCCCCGACGGGTCCGAGATTGGGTACAAGAAGGCGCTGACGGTTCTCGCACGGATGTCCACAGCCTTCCCCAGTTCAAAGGTCAAGGAGATCCTCGCGGCGACAGGGCTCGTTCGGTGGATTGAGGACATCCATCCCTCGACGTGGGAGCCTGTCTGGACGCCGATCCGTCTGAACTCAGACCTTGTTGGCGTGTGTATCGGAGACACCGAGGAGCTTCATCGCCGTCTCGTCAAGGCGCGGCGGTCGGGAGAGCTCGCAGAGAGCGTGTCCCTGACGTGGATGCGGATCAACAACACCTATTCCATTGCCTGCGATGCAGGTCGCTCGATGCGTCCCATCTATCGCGAGGGCATCACTGCCGACCAAGTCCGAGCTGCGAAGACGTGGAAGGCGATGTCCGGTCTCCTGGACTACATTGACGCATCGGAGTCTGATTCACTCCTCATCTCGTTCGAGCCGTTTCACCCAACGCGTCCCTCTGAGATCCATATGACGATGAACTATTCCATCGCAGCGAATCTCGTGCCCTTCTCCGACCACAACCCGGGCTCTCGCTCTGTGTTCAGTATCGCCCAGCAGAAGCAGGCAGCGTCCTGGTATCACACCAACTACACCAAGCGGTTCGACACGATTGCGATGATGGCGGTGTGCCCGCAGAAGCCTCTGTCCCAGACCTGGATCTACAACCAGATGA